TCCCAGAACCACTGGTGGGTGAAAGTCGCGTCGCTGGTGCGCAGGGCTTGAGGGAGCAGCCCCTCGACCAATACCGCCTCCCGCAGCCAAGCGGTCAGGATGCGGTCGAGGATCGCGTTTTCGATGTGGGACTGCTCGACCCGGATGGCTTTGTAGTACGTTTGATGGTCGAGGCGGCCGGAGGAATAGTTGTAGCCGCTGCTGTTGCAGGCCGCGATGTTGAACGGCATATTCAGGCAGCGGGCGATTTCATTGAGAATCTCCCGCTTGAACATCTCGTAGGTGGTCGCGGGCTGCTCGGCTTTGACCTGCGACGGTTCCCAACCCTCAGGCGTGAAGACCGCCATATTGGGAACGAACTCCATCTCCGTCATGGGCTCGACCTCGGCCGCCTCGCCGCCGGCCGGGGCGTTCGTCTTCATCAGGATCGCGATGTTGGCCGCGCTTTCGGCGGCTGCAATCACCGCCAGCGTGTAGCGCCGCAGCTGTGCAAAGAGCGGCAGGGCCGGCGTGATGTCGGGGATTCCACGGCGCTGCCCCGGTCGGTCGGCACGGAAGTAGTGGATGACCGAACTGGCGGGCAGGCGGTCGAATGCGAACGGATCGCCTGCGGCCATCGCCGACTCGCCGGGGTGTCGGCGCAGAATGTGGTACTCGAGCGGATTGCCGAACGAATCGAAGATGATGCCGTCGACGTGCCCTCCGCTGGCTGGCACAACAGACGGCGAAGCCACCTGATCGGCCTCGATCAGCTTGAGATCGAGCGAGACGGGGGAGTTGAGCTTCGGATTGTTCGTCAGGAGCGCGAACGCCTCGCCCGCGTCAGCGCGGGCCATTCGCATCGTTCGCAGCTTCTCGGCCAGACCGACCGCATCAGCCCAGTCGGCGAAGAGGCTCTCGGCGATCCTGTTGGCCTCCTCATTGGCCGTGAGCATCTGCAATCGCGGGCCGGTGCCGATCGTGTCGTTGGCAAGGGTCAGCACGATCCCGCGGGCATAGGAGTTGTTGGCGACTTCGTAACGAGCCCGGTTGCGCAGCACCTGGCGAACCTGCGGGCTGACCGCCGCCGTCGGCGAGAGTCCGTCAGCCGACGCCCAGTGCCGGCGGTTGTCCGCCGTGGTCTGCGCGGCATCATAACGCCCGCGCACGACCAGGGGCGGCCGCTGCGCCTTCACCTGCTTCTGTTTGGACCAGGGCCAGAATCCCATGCGTTACACCGTTCCTGGGGGGACGATCTTCGCGCGGGTGAACGCCTTGGCCGGGTTCTTCCGCGCTTCCTTGGCCGCGAGGTACTTGTCCGCCGCGATCTGATCGGGCAGCGAATGCTGCTCCATCTCGGCACTGTCGCCCTTGGCCCGCTTGGGTCCCAGGGCGTTGTCCTTGATCGCGTCGTTCAGGTCTTCAGCCATCGCGTGCCTCTCCTTGACTACCTACCGGCGCGCGCGGCGAAGTGTCCTGCGACGGGATGTGTGTGACGGAGTGGGTTTCCAGATATGGAAAAGAAGTTCACCGATCCGGTGAAATCGGGCGTTCGCAGGTAGTCACCCGCTGCCCGCAGTTCCGGCAGCGGCGATAGCGGATGATCATGCGGCTGGCCTTGCGGGTGTTGTCGACGAAGAAATGTCGGCACCCGCACCGGCGACACTCCAGCCCGCGCGATTCGCCCTGCGCCTCCGGTGAGTCGGGGAGCGGTGGCCACACCTTGCGTTGGGGCACGGGTTCCATCAATCATTCCTCCGCAGGTCCACCTGCGTGTAGCGTTTCCGTTCGCGGGCTGGCCCCGTCTCGCCGGGGGACTTCACGCCGCACAGCGACGCCGCCGCGCAGCAGCCCACGAGGCAGTCGAACCAGTGGTTGTCCGGACGGATCGGGCGCGGCGACCATTCATGCACCACCCGCCCCAGGCCGGTGGTCTCGACCCAGGTTTCCGAGCGGGCGACATGCTCGGCGAAGAGTTCGTGCTCATGTCCGTCGCTGCCGAAGATGCTCAGGCACCCGCGATCCCCGGCGGCGGTGCCCAGGGCGGCGTGGGCGAAGGTCTTCCAGTAGTTCACGTCCACCAGGACGTGCGGGAACTCACCTGTCTTGCGCACGTTGGGGATGTACCAGAAGTGGCCATGCACCTCGCCGGGATGGCGAGAATACCCCGACAGGGGTTTGCGGCTGGCGCGAATACCCAGCCCCTTGGAAGCCATCAGCGCCGTTCCGCCGACTCTGCGCTTCACGTCGGCGATGATGCCGGGCTTGTAGCCCATGTCCACGAGGAGGCGGTCGATCTTCATCAGGCCATCGCCACGCTTCCACTCACGATTCAGGTATGTGGAGACGAGCTTTTCCAGGCCCGCGTGGATCGCGCCGTCGCTGCCGGTTCCCGGAAAGGCCCGTCCCAGCGTGTGCGACGCCGTGGCCAACGTGAATCCCGGCCGCTTCTGCTGCGGGAACGTGCCGTAGTCGATGACGTGGCCGGTGAAATCCTCCTGCCACGCGCAGACGCAGTAGAACAGCATCCGGTCGTGAACGTCGATGAACATCGTCAGCTTCGTGCAGGCCGCCGGCACCATGCCGCGCGCGTAGCCGTTGGTCTTGGCGCACACCTGTTCGGGCGTGAGGATCTGGTCGTTGATCTGCTCGAGCACCGGCTCGTTCTGGTACTCGCTGGCGAAGGCCTCGGGGCCGACCTTGAACTTGAGGTTCATGGCGTGCTGGATGGCCGACGCCTCGGTCTTGTGGTCGTAGCGCTCGGCCCAGGCGACGATCGCGCCCACGTCCATCTCCGACTGGTTGCGGCGGTAGAAGGCCGTCGCGGCGGCATGCCCCTGCGCCTCGCGGATGTGGCGGTATTCGGTCCAGAGTTTTTCATGGGTCGGGAACGCATACACGAGCTTCGTGCATTCGCTCTCCCACTCGGGGTTCTTCTCGCGGTCGAGCACCTGGTCGGCCAGGTCGCCGTCGTAAATCTTCGTGCAGGTCAGCACGGCCGCAATCTGCTCGCCGGGACCGGCCATGCCCAGCACGTCGCCGTTGAGCAATTCCATGCGGCGCTTGGTCTGCGTGGGTGACGCGGCGGACTGGCGGGTCTGCGGGTCGTCCAACAGCACCAGCGACGGCCGGATGATGGAACCGTCGGCGCGCGTGTGCTGCTGGCCGCGCATGTTCGCGTCGAGGCTGGTGGTCGTGATGATTGACCCGCACGACGGGCTGACCTCATACCCGTCATCGCGCAATGCCAGCGGCAGGTGATCGCCTTCGATGGTCGGGAAGACGAGCTTCTCCTGGCCCCAGTGAACGTGCGTCAAACGCCCTTCGATGTGCTGTTGAAGCTGTCGCTTCGAGCTGTTCTCCAGCGCCCGCAGGGGATGCACCGCCTCCGGGAAGTCCGCCAGCAGCAGCGGGTTCTCCAGGATGTGCTTCTTCACCGGGATCAGCAGTTCCTTCGCCCGGTCGTCGGCCGCACCGATCAGGCATACAAACGGACGGTAGCCGTACAGGATCGCCCACAGCGCCGAACAGCGCGCCAGCGTGGTCTTGCCACTGCCGCGCGGCATGGCGAACGCGAACAGCCCGCCCTCGCGCACAGCCTTCTCGATGCGACCGATCACACGCAGATGGTCGTCCGACCAGTTGCGATGGAACGCGGCGGGGAAGTAGGTGTCACAGAACGCCCGGAACGATTCGCCGCATTGCTTCCGGCGCGGGTAGTTGTCGATCTGCGGGATCGGGTGGATGTCCTGCGACGACTTGGTCGCGGCGCGGTTGCGCTCGGCCTGCCTCCGTCGCGCCTCGGCATAGTCGGCCTTGGGCGGGCGCGGACGTTCCACCTCGTCCATGAGCCATCGCACGTAACGCACCAGATGGATGTGCGTGCCGTCACCGAACTTGAGGCCCCCGGCGTCCATCTGCCGGCGCAGCCGCCCCCGCGTCAGCACCGCGCCCTGGGGCGTGGCGTTGATGATCTGGAGCAGTTCGCTCTGCGAGAGTTTGGCCGGGTCAATCGCCATCGCGTTCCTTGAGCCTCCGATTCAGCCATGCCCCGAAATGCACCAGGTTGATCGTGCCGTCTTTCCCCGTCGGCGCTCCGTCCGCCACATGGCGCTGGACCTTGTCTTCCGCCATCCCCAGCGCCCGCGCGAGCTGCGCCGTGGTCAGCGACGCCGGATTGGCGGCGGGCTGGACCGGGGTTTGCCTGTCGGGATCGGCCACAGTTTCACCATCCTAACATATTGAAAATAAGCGACTTATGATCGAATTGCGCTTGATGTCCCCGCGAACGCATGGCACTGTGTGCATGTTCAAACGCAAAGGAGAAACACGATGAAGAACGACGCCAGAACCAACGCCCGCGACGCCTATCAGACCCGCGCCAACGACATCGCCCGCCTGATCGATGTCCTTCAGATGGAACTCGACAAGCACGCCACGGCCGCGAAGGCGGACGCGAAGTGCTGGGGCAAGGTCGGCGACCTCGGAAAGGTCCGCAGCGACCTGATCGATCTGGTCGGCTTCATGAGCGGGATGGACCGCGAGGCCATCGAAGGCTTCCTCGCCGAGTAACGCCCCGGACCCCGAACCGAAAGGACGACGACCATGCGTACCACGCGAATCGAACTTGACGGAGATGCCGGGCACGTCGCCATCGCGCGCAAGGCCGGCGAGACAACCATCCGCATCGACAGCATCATCCGCGACCCCAAGCGCGGGCAGCAGGCATGGAAGACGTGGGAACTGCCCGCCCGGATCAGCGACGAGGACCTGTTCAAGGTCGCCATCGAGGTGCAATTCCGTTGCGACGGATGCACCGGCACCAACAGCATGATCCACGATTACTACCGCGAGATGCAGCGGTTTCAGGACTGAACGGAGGACGCCATGACCACGAAGCACGACCTCTTCACGCAGATCGCCCGCCGGCACCTGGGCATCGAGACGCTCGAGCAGCGCAACCGCGATAGCCTCGACTTTCACGATGTCGGAGTGATCGGGGTGCAGCGGGCGCTCGACGCCGCCTACCGCGCCGGGCAGGCCGAACTCCTTGCCGCCGCCGAGGCGCTGCTGGCCGCGAAGGACAACCAGATGGAGACAGCGGACGAGTGGCGACGCCTGCGGCGGGCCATACGCCACGCCAAGAAGCAGAACGCACTCCCGAAGCCCTGAAAAAGGGCTTCGGTGGTTTCTGGAGATCCCACCATGACCAAGAACACGATCAGCAGGTTGGGTATCGGAAAGCGGACGGGGCGGAACATCCCGCCGAACACCGTGGTGAGGCAGGCCTGCGACCGCTGCGGCCGGGTTCTCGGCCACTTCGCCTCCGCGCACGACGGCACGCCCGAAGGCATGGTCGCCGCAGCGAAGCGGGCATCCGACGAGATGTTCCTCGCCTTCGACGAGGTGTCGAACATCAACAGCGCGATCCTCGCCACAGACGAAACCGGTGCGCCGCGGTGGACCATCTCGCCCAACTTCCGGGTCATCGAAGAGGTCGGCCCGGTCAGATGAAACGCTATCGACGGGGCATGTCGCCCCACGGGACCCCGCCCCCAGAAGACGCGGGACACGGGCTTGGCCAGCCCCAACACGGCCAAAGGAGACACGGTTATGAAGAAGGACCAGATCAAGCTCGGCGGAACCTATCTCGCCAAGGTCACCGACAAGGTGGTGCCCGTCCGCCTCGACGCGGAGAACCGGCACGGCGGGTGGGACGCGACCAACCTCGTCACCAACAAGAAGGTCCGCATCAAGAGCGCCCAGCGCCTGCGCGGGCCGGCCCCGGACCGCGAGGCAAAACAGCGGGCCAAAGCCGTCGCCGAGGCGCAGGCGACGGACGTCGCCAACGCCGATGCGATCAACCCCGACGTGGTGCCGCTCTCCGAAGCGATGAAAACGACCAAGGCAGCCAAGGCGAAGAAGACGCCGGCGGAACCGAAGGAGAAGAAGACCAGCGGACTGGACGCCGCCTACGACGTGCTCAGGGCCAAAGGCGAGCCGATGACCTGCAAGGCCATCGTGGAGGAGATGCTCGCCAAGGGCATGTGGACGACCAACGGCAAGACGCCCGCCGCGACCATCTACAGCGCCATGCTCCGCGAGATCGACGCCAAGCCCGGCGAGAGCCGCTTCGCCAAGACCGCGCGGGGCCTCTTCACCGCCAACACCGGGAAGTGAGGTCACGCCATGCGCCGCAGCATCAGAGACCGCGACATCACCTTCCGCCACGAGGACGGGTGTCTCGTCCGCACGGTAGCGGGCGCGGACGGGCGCACCTACACCCACCGCTGCTCGCTGGATGTGTTCGAGAAGGTCGCCTGGGTTCTGGAGGAAACGCCCGCCGAAGGTAATGGCATCGCCATCGGCCAGATCGCCAGCACCGAACACCTCCCGCACACCCAGGTGGACGTCACGCTGGCGTTCCTCCACGAGCGCGGAATCATCGACCGCCGGCACCGGCGGAACTATCCGGCCAGCCCCAGCGTCCATCTCGACGCGATGGTCGAGTGGCACGCACTCCGCGAAGAACCCAGACCCGCCTGAAATCATCTCACCACCTCCGCTTCTCCCACCCCGGCCCCCGCAACAGCGGCCGGGGTTTCTCCGGTGTGAGCCGCAAGCCCACCCGGCCGATTCGCCTCGAACGCCGCCCGTGCGAACCCCATCGGCGTCTCACTGCGCAGGTTGCCGCGCTCCGGCGACGGCGGCATGCGATGGATGATGTTGCCGAGCACCGGCTCGACCCGGCGCTTGGGCGGCATGATGAACCCGCCGCCTGTCCACAGGCATGTTTTCTTCGTCCAAGGATCGCCGTAATCACAGGGGTCGAACGTGTGGTCGGGTCGACGGAAGTGGCTGGCGATCACGGACACGGGGTTCTCGACCATCCACGGCGCACCGGTCCACTGGCATCGCTGCACGCACGCGCCGAAGATGTCGATGGCCTCCGACAGCGCCCTCAGCCCCTTGCCCCGGAACCACCGTGCCCCGGAGACGGCCAGATGCGTGCAGGGCGGAAAGGCGAAGGCGATGACGTAGTCCCGCCTCGGCGGCAGCCAGTCGCGCACGTCCGCCCCGACGCGGACCAGCTGGCCGTCACGGTGCTCTCCCGGCTCATGACGCGTGTCCACTATCCAGCACTCATAGCCCGCCTCCAACCAGGGGCGGACCATGTTGCCGGTGTAGTCGCAGAGACTCAGCACGATCCGGTCCATCAGTTCACCTCCGCGGGCGTCGCTGCCGCGCCCCCCGGAATACCCGGAATGCGCTCGGCCTTCTTCCCGGTGAACTTCTCCCACCGCTGCACGATGACATCGCAGTAGAGCGTGTCGAGTTCCATCAGGAACGAGTGCCGTCCGGACTGTTCGGCGGCGATGAGCGTGCTGCCGCTGCCGCCGAAGAGATCGAGCACGTTCTCACCGGTCAGCGATGAGTACTGCATCGCGCGGACAGCCAGCTCGACCGGCTTCTCGGTCAGGTGGACCATCGACTGCGGGTTGACCTTCTTGACCTCCCACACGTCGGTCGCATTGTTGGGGCCGTAGAACTTGTGGCCCGCGCCTTCGCGCCAGCCGTAGAAGCACCACTCGTGGTTCCCCATGAAGTCCTTGCGCGTCAGCACCGGGTGTCCCTTCACCCAGATGATGGCCTGCGTGAAGTAGAGCGCGTTGGCCTTGAAGACCGGCGGGTAGTTGGCGACGTTGGCGTAGCCGCCCCAGACGTAGAACGCCCGGCCGGGCTCCAGCACGCGGGCGATATTGCCGAACCACGCCTGAAGCATCTGGTCGAACGCTTCGTCGGAGACGAAGTCGTTGGCCAGGGGCCGGTCCTTGGCGCGGAGTTGCCGATGCGTGGCCTGTGCCTTCTCCGGGTGCCGGGCCAGGTCAAGCCCCTGGTGGTGCGTCAGGTCCGTGCCCTTGCGTCCGGCGCGGTGCCCGTCCTCGCCGCGATAGTCCACCTTCCTGGTGCCCTCGAAGCTCGACAGCCCGGCGGCGATGGCGTTGTTGCTGCGCGGCTCGACCTTCACGTTGTACGGCGGGTCGGTATTCACCAGCTGGATGCGCGCGCCGTCCAGCAGACGGTCCACGTCCTCGGCCTTGCTGCTGTCGCCGCAGAGCAGGCGGTGGTTGCCGAGAATCCACAGGTCGCCGGGACGGGTGATGGCTTCGTCCGGGGGCGCGGGGATGTCATCGGGATCGGTCAGCCCGCCCTGCGCGCCGGGGTCAAGGAGCTGCGCCAGCGCCTCGGCGTCGAACCCCAACAGCGACAAGTCGTAGTTGGCTGCCTGGAGGTCTTTGATCTCGATCGGCAGCAGGTCGTAATTCCATTCGGCCAGCGTCGCGGTCTGGTTGTCGGCGATGCGGTACGCCTTGATCTTCTCCGGCGACAGGTCGCGCGCGACATGCACCGGCACCTGCTTAAGCCCCAGCTTCCGCGCCGCCTTCCAGCGCGTGTGGCCGACGATGATCACGTTCTGTTCGTCCACCACGATCGGCTGGCGGAATCCGAACTCCCGCAGGCTTGCCGCGACCGCGTCCACCGCGTCGTCATTGATGCGCGGGTTGGCCTCGTAGGGCCGCACGTCTTCGATGTTCACCAGTTTCACATCCATGAATCGTTCTCCTCAAAAGGCCCGGCCGTGCCGGGGAGTCCGGGGGTTCGCCATTGCCAACAAACAAAAACGCGCTTCCTGCCCGTTCCCCCGGCCATCAGGAGCGCCGGGGCCGGGGAAGGAACCATTGCCCCCCTGGGGGTCTGCCAGGTTGGCGGATTCGCCCCTTTCGCCCACGGCGGGCCGATCCTGGGGGTGGGGGTCGTTGGCCACCTCGCCGCGACCGACGCGACGTGGGCCAACGGGTGCGGACGGGTGGCCAACCGTTGCCACCTCCGACCGCACCCTCCCGCGCGTATGCGCGCGTTCGGGCGTATCGCGCGGGGGTGGGGGTGAGAGATGGGGTAACAGAGATGAGAGAGTTGTTGTTTCTTTACTATCCATGACTTACGACCTTTCCAGTTCCCGCATTCACCGATGTGGCAACTCTGCGGTTTGTGGGGCAACCGACCGCCTTGCCACGCCAGTTACCGCATGCGGATGCGGCAACTACACGAGGCCTGCGGGCCTCACGCCGACAGGCGATAGCGCTGTCCAATGCGCCCTCCTTCGCTGGTTGAACCCACGTCAAACTCCAGCCGCCGCTGACCACGCAGGGCGTTGCGGACCTCCTCGATGTCCTTGTCGCTCCACTTCAGGCGGCGGGAGAGTTCCCAATGCGGCATCCACGCCTGACCGCGCCGCTGCCGCCAGCTCGTGAGCACCTCGATCATGCGTTTGCAGCGGGCGTCGAACTCGCCCTCGGCGACATGCTGGCCGGCCATGAAGAGCATGCGGCGGGTCTGGTGGTCCACGAACCGCCAGGCCCAGCGCACGGCGGGTTCATCGATGCGGGGATTGCGATGGTTTTCGCTGACCGCGAAGTTGAGCGCCAGCTTGCGGGTCTTCTCATACGCCCGCGCCCAGATCGCCATCGCCGCCGGGTCGTCCTTTTCCTCGGCCTCGGCGTAGCGGTCGTCGGCGAAGGTGCGGCACTCCTCCATCGCGCCATCGGCGGCGGGCGTGGCCTCGACCAGCGCCGGCACCGGGTGCCAGTCCTGGAGATTGCCCGAGCCGCCGGGCCGGTAGTCGGCCCACCAGCGCGCGATGTCCAGAATGCTTGTCGGGAGCGGCCGCGTTACCGGCGTCTGCCCCCGTCCGCGCCGGCCCGCCTCCACGATCAGCAGGCGGGCGAAGAAGCCGTTGTTGAGCATGCGGATCGACAGCGCCCCGTAGTAGTACTTGGGCACCGCCGTTCCGAGCATGCACAGTGACGGCTGGTCGATGACGCCCGGGGCCGTCTTGCCGGCCTTCACCCGCATGGGGTAGACCGCGTTGCTGGAGGTGTAGAACTTCAGCAGCGCGTTCATGATGCTCTCGTGCCGGGCGTCGGAGGCCTGGTTGATGGCGTTCATCAAGCCGTCGATCTCGTCGGTCTGGAACAGCAGCGACGGCGTGAGGAACATGCGATCCTCGATCCCTTCGCCGCTGGCGAAACTGTCGCCGAGCGAATCCTGCAGCCCGGCCTCGATGCAGATGCGCTGATTGACCTTGCGCGGGTGGTCCTTGCCCGCCCCGGAGTTGGCCAGGGCCAGGACGTAGAGGCTGGTGCGGTTGTCGGCGGCGTCCCGGACCTTGCGCCCGGCCAGGAAGGATTGCAGCGTCAGCGCCGCCGCGAACGCCAGGACCGGCTGCGGGTACGGCGCGGTCGCCAGGGTGTGATCCATCACCTGCCGGATGAAGCCGGGCACATCGAGCAGCTCGTCGGGCATGGCCCCCGGATCGGGGATCTGCGGCTCAGAGGGTTCGGGCTCCGACTCGCCGCCCACGATGCCGGAGATGTCCACATCCCCCGCGCCATCGGCAGGACCACCATATCCCTCGGCGCGGAGCGCCCGGGCCGCCGCCGCGAAATCCCCGTTGTGTTCCAGGTGCGCGTAAACCGTGAACGGGCCATAGGCCTTGTTGGGCTCGAAGGGCGCGGCGCTGGAGGAGAAGACGTAGAAAACCCGGTCCCGCAGCGTGGCCGACCAGCCCGCGCTCCGGCCGGGCCTGCGCCAGTATTCATTCTCGCCCGGCCGAGCAAGGGTCCAGCCATGCTTGAGCAGCACGGCGCGGACGTCACCGCGCTGGGCATAATCATCCCCCGGCCGCAGGCCGCACGCCGGCGTGGCAGGGACCGGCTCGGGTTCAGGGCGCTGCTCGTTCAGGGTCCACGCCGCCGACAGCAGCATCTCCCGCTCGTCGGCCGTGACGACGGGCAGCGCGATGAGGGTGCCCTGGGTGATGCTGTAACCCTCGGAAGGCGCGCAGAGGAAGATGCCGCCCTCGCCGCGAGTTTCGATGAGGGTCAGCAGGATTGACCATGTGCCCTGCGCATCGCGCCGGGGCTGAAACGTCTTGCCGGCGACGCTGACGGGATTGCCGCTGGCCGTGACCAGCTTCCGCTGGGCGAGTTTGAGGTTACCGCAGACCGCGCCCTCACAGCGATAGACGACATGCCGACCGCCGGAGGGGGTGGTTTCGATGACCAGGCGTTCCAGCAGGCCCGGGGCCGTCTCACGCACCAGGGCGCACCACGGCTCGAACGCCTCGCCGCCCAGGTCGAAGTCGATCATCTCCAGGTTGCCGGAGACCGCGCCGCACACCAGGCACAGCGCCTGGTGGTTGTTGGCGAACCACCCGCGCACCTCGGCGTCGGTCGGGAGTCGCTCCTGATAGGGCTTCCATGCGCGCAGCGCCACGCGCTTCTGTTCGCCCTCCCGCCACGCGGGAAGCACGCTCAGGCCGGCGCGGAGATATTCTTGAACCTGGTCCAGTTCCATCGTGCCCTTCTTCAGAACGGGATGTCGTCATCCGCCGGCACGTACTCCGGCACCGCGTCCAGTCCGCTCTCGTCGGCGTCGCTGCGGACGTAGCCCGTGGCCGGAGGCCTCTCCCCAAGGGTGTGGCCGACGATGCGGTCGTACTTTTCGCCGGCGACGGTGCGCACCTGGATCGCCTGCGTGGGCGCAAGCCCACCGGCCTGCGCGATGGCGACGGCGTCGTCCACGTTCTCCGGCGGCGGGTCATTGGAGCGCGTGCGCCACCACGCCTCGGCCTTGGTGCGGGCGTAACTGCCGCGTGGATGATCGAAACAGACCCACTCGGAGACGTAGCGGTGCCAGCCGATCTGGTACTCGACCCGCATGGTCCGCGGATGATCAGGCGGCGCGTCGCGCTTGACGTGAACGCTGTAGAACACTTCCTGGACGTGGTGGTTGTTGGTTGTGGCCTGTCCCGACAGAATGCCGTCGGCCGAGGCCGTGGCCTCGTGCTTGGCCTTCTCGCGCTCCGGGAACACATGCCCGCACACCGGGCAGGCGGCGTATCCGGCGGCAACCAGCGCATGGCATTGCGGGCATTCCTTGGCCGGCGCTTCACCGCCACGGTTCTCGATCTCGGTCACGCGGATGGCATCGACGGGGCCGTGGCGCAGGACGTTGCCGCCGAAGTCCAGGACCAGGCAGTCGGGCTTGCCGTCGCAGAGCCGAAAACCCCGCCCCACCATCTGGTAATAGAGTCCGGGCGACATGGTCGGCCGCAACATCGCCACGCAATCCACGTTGGGCGCGTCGAATCCGGTGGTCAGCACGTTGACGTTGCAGAGAAACTTGAGCGGCTGGGCATTGCCGAAGAGTTCGCGCCCGCCCTGGCGGCGGAAGCGGGCGATGAGCACCTCACGTTCCGCGGGCGGGGTGTCGCCGGTGACGAAACCGCAGTCGACACCGTGGTCGCGCCGCAGCATGTCCACGATGTGCTGGCCGTGCTGGATACCGGAGGCGAAGATCAGCACGGACTGCCGATCCCGCGCCTGCTCGACGATCTCGGCGCAGGCCGCGCGGACCAGACCATCCTGATCCATGAGGTCTTCCACCTCGTTGGCGATGAACTCGCCTCCGCGCACATGCAGGTTTGACGTGTCGGCCTTGGTGATGCCCGCCTTGGTGCGCAGCGGGCACAGATAACCGTCGCGGATGAGTTCCTTGACACCCACCTCGTAGCAAACGTGGTTGAGGAAATGATCCGGTTGGCAGATCAGACCCGATGTCATGCGGAACGGCGTGGCCGTCAACCCGATCACGCGGACGCGCGGATTCACGACGCGGGCGTCCTTGAGGAACGTCTGGTACATGCCCTCGCCCTCGGGCGGGATCATGTGCGCCTCGTCGATGATCACCAGGTCGAAGGCGTCGAGTTCGGCGGCGCGGCGGAACACCGACTGGATGCCCGCCACGATCACCGG